GGGGCGGGGCTGGGCGCCGGGGTTGCGGGCGCACCGCTGCGCTGCTGGCGCAATTGCTGGCGTTCCTCGAAGCGCTGGCGCAGTTCGCCGCGGCAGCCTTCGGAAAGCTGATCGGCCTTTTCGCGAAGGCAGCCGCGCATCTGGGTGCGATCCTGCCCGCACAGCGCCATGATTTCCTCGCGGCATTGCGGCGGCAGCCCGCCGCCGCGCGGCTGTTGCTGGGCAAGGATCGGGCTGGCGACCAGCACCGCGGCGATGCTGCCGATAATCAGGGGTGTATGACGGTTCATCGAAATGGTCCTTCGTGCTTGGGGGTTAGAGTGATGAAAGGCGTTGATGCATAAGGGGTTGCCGCGTTGAGGCCGCCTCAGCCAGCGAACACGCGTTTGAGGAAGGCATCGACCGCCTGGGTCTGGGCGGCGCCTGCTTCGGTGCCGAGTTCGCGGTTCATCCGCCCGTGATCGGTGCCGGTGATCGCGGCCGCCTGCGCGCTCGCACCGGCCTTGGTGAGCGCGGCGATCAGCGCTACGGACTGCGCCTGCGATTCGGCCCGCTCGGCGACATAGAGCGCCAGCCAGTTGGCCGCGTCCCTGCCGCCAACATGGGTCAGCGGCGAGAGCGCCTTGTGCCGCGCCGGATCGCTGCCAAAGACATCGCGGTAAAGCGTCGGCAGCGCCATCGTCGGGCGCGCCACGGCGGGTGCGACATCATAGCCAGCCCCATCAAGCAGCACCACCCCCCGGATTGCGGCAAAGGCGTCGCCTGCATATTGGGGATCGGTCGCGACCAGCGCGGCGAGGTGCGCCCCGGCCGAATGGCCGATGAGCACGATCCGGGCGGGATCGAACCCGCCACTGTCGGCCTGCCCGCGCAGGGCTCGCAGCGCGGCGCCAAGATCGGCAGCCTGCTGTTCCACCGGCGCATCGGGCAGCACCCGATATCCGGCCGAGGCGAAGACATAGCCCTGCGCCTTGAAATGATCGGGCTTGGCCTGAACCAGCTTGTGATTGCCAAAGCTCCACCCCCCGCCGTGGACGAACACCACCAGCGGGGCATCGCCAACGGTATCGTCGGGGGTGAACACATCGACCTGCTGGCGCGGGTGATCGCCATAGATCACGGTGCTGCTGACCCGGGCGCTGGCATAGGCGCCCGGGCCTGCGAGCCCGCCGCCGCGCTGCGCTGCCACCCGGTCGCGCAGGGCAGTGCCGCACGGTTCGGACAGGTCGCCGATCCGCTCGCGCAGGCAGGCTTGCATTCTGGTGCGGTCGGTGCCGCACAGCTTCGCGATTTCGGCACGACATTCGGGCGCCAGCCGCGCCTCGCGCTCTTGGGCAAGGATCGGGGCGGCGAGCGCGACGGCAGTGGCGGCAGCGAAGAGGAAGGTGGCGGCGCGGGTCATGATGGTTCCTGATGCGATGGCATTCGACCATTGCTGAACGGGGCTGGGTGGACAACCCTTCGCACCGGGCGTCCGGGTGCTTGCCTCGCCAGCCCCGAGCGCCTAGGTCCGCGCGGTTTGTGCCCACCAGCCAAAGGAATGAGATGGCCAACGTCACCGTGATCGGCGCCCAGTGGGGAGATGAGGGCAAGGGCAAGATCGTCGACTGGCTGGCGAGCCGCGCCGACGCCGTGGTGCGGTTCCAGGGCGGTCACAATGCCGGCCACACGCTTGTAATCGATGGCAAGACCTACAAGCTCAGCCTGCTGCCATCGGGGATCGTCTCGGGCACGCTTTCGGTGATCGGCAACGGCGTGGTGCTCGATCCCTGGGCGCTGCGTGACGAGGTCGCCAAGGTCGAGGCGCAGGGCGTCACCATCACCGACGATAATCTCGCCGTGGCCGACAATTGCCCGCTGATCTTGCCGCTCCACCGCGATCTCGACGCCTTGCGCGAAACCGCGGCGGGCAAGGGCAAGATCGGCACCACCGGGCGCGGGATTGGCCCGGCCTACGAGGACAAGGTCGGCAGGCGCGCGATCCGGGTGTGCGACCTTGCGCATGTCGACAGCCTCGAAGCGCAGCTCGATCGCCTGTGCGCCCACCACGACGCGCTGCGCGCCGGGTTCGGTCAGCCCCCGGTCGACCGCGCGGCGCTGCTCGACCAATTGCGCGAAATCGCCCCCTTCGTGCTGCGCTTTGCCCAGCCGGTGTGGAAACGGCTCAAAAAAGTGCGCCGCGCGGGCGCGAAAATCCTGTTCGAGGGCGCGCAGGGCGTGCTGCTCGATGTCGATCACGGCACCTATCCCTTCGTCACCAGCTCCAACACGGTGAGCGGCACCTCGGCGAGCGGCAGCGGGCTCGGCCCCAATTCGACCGGCTTCGTGCTCGGGATCGTCAAGGCCTACACCACCCGCGTCGGCAGCGGGCCGTTTCCGACGGAACTCGAAGACAACATCGGCCAAAGGCTGGGTGAGCGCGGGCACGAATTCGGCACGGTCACGGGGCGCAAGCGCCGGGTCGGCTGGTTCGATGCGGTGCTGGTGCGCCAGTCCTGCGCGATCAGCGGGGTGACCGGCATCGCGCTTACCAAGATCGACGTGCTCGACGGGCTCGACAAGGTGTCGATCTGCACCGGATACCGGCTGCGCGGACAGGTTTATGATTACCTTCCCAGCCACGCCGCCGATCAGGCCGGGTGCGAGCCGATCTACGAAGACATGCCCGGCTGGCACGAAAGCACCGCAGGCGCGCGCTCTTATGCCGATCTGCCCGCCAACGCGATCAAGTACATCCAGCGCATCCAGGAACTGATCGAATGCCCGGTCGCGCTGGTCTCGACCTCGCCTGAACGCGACGACACCATCCTGATGCGCGATCCGTTTGTGGATTGATCGGACCCCCGCGGCGGGGTTATCCTGCGGGCTGTGAACCGCCGCGCTCTCCTGCCGCTGCTGGCGCTTGCCGCCTGCGCCGCGCCGCTGCCCAAGGCGGTCGAAGCGCCCGCTGTGCAGCAATTGCCGCTCGCGCGCGAGGCGGCCCGGATCGTGCCCGCGCGGCGCTATGCCCATGTCGATTATCTTCTCATTGACAAATCCGAACGGATGATGGTGGGCTATGCCGAGGGCCAGCCGGTGCGGGTGTGGCGCGGGCTTCAATTCGGCGACCAGCCGCAAGGCCACAAGCGTTTCGAAGGCGATGAACGCACGCCCGAGGGGCGCTATGTGATCGAAGGCCGCAATCCGGGAAGCGCCTTCCACCTCAGCCTCAAAGTGTCCTACCCCAACGCCGCCGACCGCGCCTTTGCCGCCAGCCATGGCCGTTCGCCGGGGGGCAATATCTTCCTGCATGGCCAGCCCAACGGCCTGCCTTTCGGGCGGATGCCGGGCGACTGGACCGATGGCTGCATCGCCTTTTCCAATGCCGAGATCGAGGAATTGTGGCGGATCGTGCCCGATGGCACGGTGATCGAGATCAGACCGTAAACCGCCGGGCGAACGGCATGCATGTTAGATGACAGGACGTTTTGGAGTGGCGTCGAGCGGGTTTTTGCGGGATTGCTCGGGCTTGTGCGGGCGAGAGGTGACTGATTTCCTTGGCCTTCGGCCTAAGTGCCAAAAAATTGGCGATCGCGTTCTGTGTCTAGAGTCATGGCTCATTTAGACGATGGATTGCCACGAGCGGCTGGAGTGGCGCGATCTGATGGATTAAGCCTCTGAGGCGCGGAAATCCGCCATTTATGGGCCTGTAACGGGCCGATGAAAGGCGTCTGAGAGACCCGCGAGACGCCTCTGAACTAGGACACAACTTGGACATTCGCCTGCGGGTGTGTCGATCAGACGAAAACGCGAGGAAATCCGCCGCATTCAGGCTGAAATGGCCTCTTACTTACATTCGTGAAAGTGGGCGCAAATATTGGCACCCAGGAGATTGCAGATCGATGGTTTAAGTGGGACAATAACCAGTCCAAGGGTATCCCACTATGCGCCCATCACGTAACCAACAGATCAACCGTGCGCTTGCCCTCCTGGATCGGGCTATCGCCCTGATCGAGGCGGGGGATAGTGAGCCAGCAAGCCCGATTTCCAATGAACCGATTGTCCCGACTGATATCTCCAGTCGCATTCGCTGCCAATCACCGTACTGGAAGGACGCGCAGGTTCGTTCGGCCATCCTTAGCCTCTACGGGCGATGCTCGATCAATGATGCTTCGGCCATTCTGATTTCGGAGTTCGGGCAGGAACGAGCACCCGGGAGGTCAGCCTTGGGCCGTATCTACGCCGTGATTGCCGAAGCAAGCCTAAAAGCCAAGGCTACAGACCCCCGGCAATGACTTCCTGCAGCTTGTGATTGGCATCTCTACCGGCGCGCATACCGCACCGATCATAGACTGCCGTGAGCCGCTCGATCATGAGCTTTTCATCTCTTTGGCCCATGCGTTTTAGGTCTTCATATGGCAGGTCGAGACCCAATGCAGCGCCGTTGAAGCGCAGCTTGGAGTTTCCCCTGATACTGTAGGCAGCATCGACCGCTTCCGCCTCGAGATTGTTGCAGACGCGCCATTCGTTGGCGAAATAGCCGGCTGTGGCCAGGGCGACAGTGCAGGCGGCAAGCGCTGCAATCATCGGGGGCTTCATAGCTTCCTCTGGACTGCGACGACGCGGCCGATGATCTCGAGCTCGCCGTCATAGGCGGTGAAGGGGGAGACTTCCTTCTTGTCAGACCATACCTCGATGCCGCCGCCGGGAACAGGGCGAAGGCGCTTGATCATGCCGCAATCGGCATAAGTGAGCACCCAGATGCGATCGGCGCTGGTGAGCTGGCGCTGGGCGGTGTCGATCAGGAGCAGATCGCTGTCGTGGAGGGTCGGCTCCATGCTGTCACCGATCCCTTGCGCGAAGAACAGCTTGTCTGGCGCGGATCGGGTGTAGCGGCGCAGCCAGGCGCGGGGGAAGTGGTGGACCTCCTCGGTGATCGGCACGTCGAGATAGGTTGCCCCCATGCCGAAGCTGAGGTCGATCTCGCGGACCGGGACAAGATCGGGCTCATCGAAGCTGGCAAGCGCGGCAGCCCCAGCTCGGGTCCAGCCTGGGAACTTCGGGAAGGCGTCGGCGAGTTTTTCGATAGTGCGCTGGCTGAGGCGTGTGTCGACAATGCCCTTCACGGGCTTCCTCAGGGTTTCGGGGTCGACCTTGGCGCGCTTCGCCACCTCCGTCAGGCTCACGCCCGCGTAATCGACCAACGCAGTGATCAGCGCAGCGTCTTTCTCTACCCCTGGCATACTGCACAGCTAACAAAGACGGTTCCGAACACGTAGCCGAGAAATCTCCGTTTACAGTGCGAGAAATCTCGGATATGCGCCTGGTCATGGACCAGCAAACCATCGTTCAAGACATCGCGCGGCGCGCCAAAGCGTCGCGGATATCCATCGCCGAGCTCTGCCGCCGTGCGGGCATCCATCAGGACACCTTCCACAACTGGAAGAAGACCGAGCGGAACCCGAACCCACCCGGCGCGAATCTGCATTCGATCGGGGCGCTCTATCGCGAGCTCGACAAGATCGACGCCGAGGATGCTGCGCGGCTCTCCGGTCGCGGGAAGGCGGTGGCGGCGTGAGGGTTTCACCGTTTCACGAGAAGCTGGCCGATGTCGGCTTCGCGGACTCCAATGTCGTGCGGCTGACGCTGCGGGCGATCCGCGTGAAAGCAGCGGTCGCGCAGACGCGCGCATCAGTCGAGGCACTTGCGCACCTCATCGACCAGCAGCGCAAGCCGCTGGCCAGCGATGGGGCGGCCATTGGCGATCAGCGCGTCGGCCTGCCCCGCGGCGATCAACAGAGTGGCATCGAGCGCGGGCCGGTCGGCGGTGCCGAGGGCCACGCATTGCGCGAGGACGAGCTGCTGGAGGGCGTAAAGCTGGTCGCGCAGCTGCTCGATCGAATTGAGACCGGCATTCGGCATGGGCTGTTCTCCTGTGCGAGTGACGAGGAGGCTAACCGGACCGCGCTTGCTCCGCACCGTCTATGTGGGGGTGCGAAATGAACGCTGGTTCGAACGGGCGCCCGCTGCTGACCAGCGCCGCCGTGCTGGAGCTTTCGCCCACCGACGTTTTGATCCCCAACCGGATCGGTTTCCTGCACGAGGACAAGGCTGCGGCGCTTGGCCGTCTGATGGCCGTCGATGGCCAGCGCGACCCGATCAAGGTGGCGCGCAACCTGCCGAGCAAGTCGATCGAGGCTGTTGTTGCCGAGGGCAAGAAGCCTTGGCGGCTTGTCACCGGCATGCACCGCCTGATGGGCGCGACCTATGAATGCATCACGGTCTTCGCGATCGAGGTGAAGGGCAAGCCCGAAGACCTCGCCGATCTGGAGGCCTCGGAGAATCGCCACCGTCGCCCGCTGGGGCTGATCGAGCGCGCCAAGTTCACCGCCGCACTGGTGACCGCCGCGCAGGAGCGGATCGCGCGGGCGCACGGCAACCTCGACCAATACCAGCGCGGCGCGAAGGCTCGCTGGGACCGCGTGAAGCACTTCGAAGAGACCGCTGAGGCGGCTCTAAGGGAAGAGACCGAAGATGCTTGTGCCACGATGGCACAAGCATACGGGTGGGAGGAATCGGTCGGCGAAGCGCTCGATATGTCGCGCCGCACGATCCACCGTGATCTGGCACTTTCGCGCCTTGTCATCGAGCCGTTCCCCGACCTTGCAGAGGCGCTCGCGAAGCACCCGGTCGCGGGGAACAACGGCAGCCAGCTAAAGGCTATCTGCGACCTCAAGGATGAGGGCATCCGCCGCAAGGTGATCGAGGCGCTGCTCGCCGATCACGAGATCGGGGTCGAGGACGCGAAGATCGCGGTCGGCGTCGGGGCGGCGGTGCCGCTCGCCACGCCGTTGGCGCACCAGAAGCACTACAACGCGATCACCGGCGCGTGGTCGCGGCTCAGCCTCGACCAGAAGCGGCAGTTCGTCCCGAAACTCGCCTCGATGCTCACGCCCGAGATGAAGCGCGCGCTGCGCGACCGGCTCAACGAGGAGCTGGGCGAGTGAGGGGCGAAATCTCATCCGGCCGGCATTCGAAGCGCCACCCGCTCGACTGGTATGTTGACGAGTTCTGGTGCGCCGAGCAGCTCGCGCTCGCGCTCGAGGACTTCGCAGCTGAGCGCGCGTGGGACTTGTGTATCTGGGATCCGTGCTGCGGGATGGGCAACACCCTGCTCGCCGCGCACGACCGGAACTTCATCACCTACGGATCGGACCTCGTCGAGAACGTCGCCTACCAGAATTTCGGTGGCGGCGCGCCGATGATCTTCAACCAGCGCGACTTCCTCGAAACCAAGGCCGCGCCGGTTCCCTGCAGCCTGATCTTCAACCCGCCCTATAGCTACCGGAAAGGCATCCTTGAGGCCTTCGTCCGCCACGCGCTGACCCTCACCTCGCTTCGGGTCTGCACCCTTGTGCCGAGCAAGTGGCTCGCTGCGCAGGCGCGTTACCAGCTGTTCAGCGATCATCCGCCGCAGGCGGTGCTGCACCTGTGCCAGCGTCCCTCGATGCCGCCGGGCGACCTGATCGATGCGATGGGCAAGCGGGCCTTTCGCGGGGGCATGATCGATTACTGCTGGATCGTGTGGGACGTGAAGTGCCCGACCCCGCGCGGCCAGACGCGCACGATCTGGCTGCCGCCGCTGGCCCGCAATTCCGAAATCCTGTCACTTGAGGAGGCCCCGTCATGCGGGACACGTTGATCGACTGCGCACTCGCGCTGATGGTTGTCGCCATCATTGCGCCCGGAGTGATCTGGTGGGTGATGATCCTGTGGGGGATTGTTCAGTGACGACGATCCCCGCCCGCCAGCAGGACGCGCTGCGTTTCATCATCGGCTTTTTGCAGGTGCACGGCCATGGCCCGAGCTATCGCGAGATTGGCGACGGCCTGGGGCTTGGCAGCAAGCATTCGGTTCACCGGCTGATCGAGCAGCTAGAGAAGGGCGGGCACGTGCGTCGCCTACCCCGGCGCGAGCGATCAATCCGGGTGCTGACCCAGCTGCCGATCCCGCGCGGACCGGATGGCGAGCCGCTGTATTTCGTGCGCGCCGGAGGGCTGGCGGCATGATGACCCTGACCGCCCGCCAGCAGGAGGCCCTGCGCTTTATCGCCGGGTTCAAGGAAAGCCTCGGCGTCGCGCCGACGCTGCGCGAGATCGCCGATGGCCTGGGCCTGAAGGGCCAGACCGCCTTCACCGCTGACTGGCTGGTCCGCAGCCTTGAGGAACGCGGCGCGATCCGCGTCACCCCCAATGTCAGCCGTGGCATCGATGTGCTGGCACCTATCGCAATTCCGCGCGCCCCCGATGGTGAGCCGCTGCACTTCGTGCGGATTGAGGGCTAGACTGATGGGCCTCTATCCAACCGAGGCGGCGGTGCTTGACCGGCACGATCGCGGCGAAACCATCGACCAGATCACCCGGGCCACCGGCTTCCGGCGCGAGACGGTGTCCAACATCGTGCAGCGGTTCCATGTCAACCTCGCCCAGGACGCGAGGGCCGAGGATGCCGTTCGCACCCAGACCACCCGCCTCGGCGAGCTGGTGCGGCAGGCGGGAGGGCACCGCTGATGTCCAACCTGACCCCCGGTGAACAGGCAGTGATGGCGCGCTTCGATCTTGGCTGGCCTGAGGCCGATATCGCCGCCGAGTTCGGAATCTCGGTCGCCCGGGCGCAGGCGATCATCTCCACCTTCGACGAAAATCCGGCGCACGATCGCCACCGCGAGGCGCTGGTGAAGCGCGGCTCGCGGCGGCTGCTCGCGCGCCTGCAGGCTGAGGAGGACACCGCTGATGCCCCGTTTTGCCAGCAAGGCCGAATACTACCGCCACCATCGCAAGGTGATGCTGCTGGCGATGGAGCTGGGCGTCACGCCGATCGAGGCCGAGGCGCGGATGAAGGCGGCCGAGGCGCGCGAGGCGCACCGTGCGAAGATGGCCCGCCGCGGCCTGCGCTCGGCCCTGCAGCCGCTCAGCCTGCGGCCTGAGGAGCAGCCCGCGCCGACCTTCGACGACTTCGACGCCCGCTGGATGATGAGGAACTGAGGAGAACGATCATGGCCTTTGAGAACATCGACTGCATCAAGCCGACCGCTGCCGCCAACCCCATCCCGATCGACGGCGTCCGGGTGTCGCCGCGGGTGATCAACCTCAAGAAGGCTGGGCGCACCATCCGCTTTATCCGGATCGTCATCGGATCGGGCCTCGCCCGCAAGCTGTCGCTTCACCAGGACAATCACAACGTCCGCCTGCTGTTCGGCACTGGCAATGATGCGGGCAAGATCAAGATCTTGGTCGACAACACCAGCGGCAAGTTCGCCGCAAATAAGGCGAAGAAGGGCAGCTATTCGCTCACCATCAACGAGGACACGGCGGACGGCCTGTTTTCAATGGAGTTCGAGCCGTTCGACCGCAAGAACCTCGAGGCGATCCGGCCTGTCGATGGTCGGCCCATGCACGTGGTGTTTGCCGCCACCGATGCGATGCTGGCGGTCGAAGACTGAGAGCGGGCAGGTGACTGAAATCTTCCTCACCTGGCACGCGATCCAGCGTTACCGCGAGCGGGTGGCCGATGTGCCGGCCGCCGCGATCTGGCTGGCGCTGGATATCCCGGCGATTCGCATCGCGATCGAGTTCGGCGCGCGCTTCGTGCGCCTGCCGGGCGGGCAGCGGGTGGTGCTGGACAAGAACCACGTGATCACGATCCTGCCGCGCGATTTCTGCACCCGACGGCTCGATCTGCGCCGCGATCCCCTGTTCGACGACGCGGAGGCCCCGGCCTCAAGCAGCGAAGCGGTAGGCGACTAGAATGCCCAAGGCTAAGCCTCATCCGGGCCAGCTGCCCTTCGACTTCGCAGCGCCCGCGCCTTCCAAGGGCGTGGCCGAGCTGGCGGGCCTCGAACGGCAGATTGCCGAGCTGGTCGGCCGCGTGCTTGCCAGCGATCCGCGCCCGCGCGAGGTGATCGCGGCGGAGATGAGCGTGCTGCTCGACGACACGGTCAGCAAGGCCATGCTCGATGCCTATTCGAGCGGTGCGCGACCCGATCACAAGGTGCCCGCCTCGCGCCTGTTCGCGCTGCTGGTGGTGACCGACCGGCAGGACCTGCTCGATCCGATCATGCGCAAGCTCGGCGCGGCCCTGCTGGTCGGCGACGAGGTCAAGACCGCGCGCCTCGGCCAGATCGAGACACTAATGAGCCAGTTGAAGGACGAGCAGCGCCGCCTGCGCAACGAAGCAACCCCGATCCGTGAAGGTTGTGAACAATGAGCGTACTCGCAGCGCATCAGGTGCCGTTCGAAGATGACGCCTGGTTCACCGCCAGTGAGCTGGAGACGCTCGGCCTGCCCGGGCTGCCGGGCGACAAGCGCTCGATCAAGCGCCGCGCCGCAACCGAACGCTGGGCCTCGCGCCTGGGCCGCGACAATCGCCCGCTGGTGCGCCAGCGCGCCGGGCGGGGCGGCGGGGTGGAATTCCACTGCAGCCTGCTGCCCGGCGAGGCACGCATCGCGCTGGCGCAATCCGACGAAATCCGGCTGCGCCCGATCGCGGTGGCCGAACAGACCACCGCCTGGGGCTGGTTCGACAAGCAGAGCGCCAAGGTAAAGGCCGAAGCGCAGCGTCGCCTCGATATCGTCAATGCGATCGAGCTGCTGTGCGAAGCCGGCGCAACCCGCAGCAGCGCGGTGGCCGATGCCTCGGACACGCACGGTGTCGGCCGATCGACCTTGTGGAACTGGCTGCGCGCAGTCGAGGGCATCCCCCGGACCGACTGGCTGCCCGCGCTTGCCCCGCGCCGCCAGGGCGGCGGGGCCGAGGCCGAAATCCACTCGGATCTGTGGAAGGCCTTCATCAGCGATTACCTGCGCCCCAGCGCGCCGACGCTGACCAGCTGCTACTACCGCGTCCAGCGGATGGCGCAGCAGCGCGGCATCTTCATGGCGTCCGAGCGCACCTTCAGGCGGCGGGTGGAGCGGGAATATCCCGCCGCCGTGCTGACCCTGAAGCGCGAGGGCGAAGAGGCGCTGCGCCGCTCGACCCCCGCGCAGCGCCGCACGGTGGAAGAGCTGCGGGCGCTCGAATGCGTCAATATCGACGGGCACAAGTTAGATGTCTTCGTGAAAACCGCCGACGGCCGCGTGGTGCGCCCGATCATGGTGGCAATCCAGGACATCTACAGCCGCAAGCTGCTCGCCTGGCGCGTCGGGACCGAGGAAAGCGCGATCCAGACCCGGCTCGCCTTCGCCGACTGCTTTCGCAACTTCGGCATCCCTGCCGCCTGCGTGCTGGATAACGGCCGGGCCTTCGCCTCCAAATGGATCACCGGCGGGGCGAAGAGCCGCTTCCGCTTCAAGATCCGCCCAGAGGAGCCCACCGGCCTGCTGACCGGTCTGGGCGTGAAGATCCACTGGGCGATGCCGTTCCGCGGCCAGTCCAAGCCGATCGAGCGCGCTTTCCGCGATCTGTGCGATTCCATCGCCAAGCATCCCGCGTGCGAGGGCGCCTATACCGGCAACAGCCCGATGGCGAAGCCCGAGAACTACGGCAGCAAGGCGGTGGCGTGGGACCGCTTCGTGGCGCTGGTGGACGAGGAGATCGCCGCGCACAACGCCCGCCCGGGTCGCCGCACGCAGACCGCGCTGGGGCGCAGTTTCGATGATGTGTTCTTCGAAAGCTACGCCGCCAGCCCGATCGGCAAGGCCACGCCGGAGCAGCTGCGGATGGCGCTGCTCGCGGCCGACCAGAAGCTGATCAACCGCCAGACCGGCGAGATCGAGCTGCATGGCAACCGCTACTGGCACCCCGAGCTTTCGAGCCGCCGGGGCGAGCGGGTGACGGTGCGCTTCGATCCCGACAACCTGCACGCCGAGGTGCATGTCTACGATTTCGAGGGCCGCTACATCGCCGCCGCCGATGTGATTGCCGACACCGGCTTCCACGATGCCGCCGGGGCCAGGGAAGCGGCCAAGCGCACCGCCGATTTCAAGAAGGCAACCAAGGCGCAGGCCGCCGCTGCCGATCTCATCGCGCCCGATCAGTTGGCCGATCTGCAGGCGGGCGTCCTGCCCGCGCCGTCCCCGCGCGCCGGTGCGGTCCGCCCGGTGCGGCCGCACGGCACCGCAGTGGGCCTGCCCCGGCCTGAAACCAATCCCTCATCCGCCGAGCCCACGCCGCTGAGCACGCTCGAACGGATGCGCATCGGCCGCGCGAAGATCGCGGCTGCCAACAACTGATCCGACAACAACAGGAGAGCAAGGGATCATGATCAACGTGAAGGATCTGCCGGTCGACGTCGAGGAGATGCGCTTCTGGCTCAACAGCTACCGCGAGCTCAGCGATCCGCCGATGCCGTGGAGCCAGCTGGCGAAGGAATCGGGCATCGCGCTCGGCACCATCACCACCTTCGCCGCCGGCACTTACGGCGCGAGGGACGGGGGCAGCAACGTGGCCCGCAAGGTGTTCCAGTTCCGCCAGATGGTCGAGGCGCAGACGATGCGCCAGTCGCAGCTGCCCACCAACCCGGGCTATTTCGACACCCGCACTTCGCTGCGGATGATGGACCTGCTGGAGATTGCGCATTCGGGCCGGATCACTGTCGTCGGCACCGGCCCGGGCACCGGCAAGACCTTCACGATGGACGAATATGCCGATCGCGCCGCATCGGTCTGGCGGGCAACGATGAGCCCTGCCACCGGCAGCCTGCTGGCCATGACCAAATCGGTGCTGGCCGCGCTGGGCGTCGAGCCGCGCTACCTTTCCAAGGCCGATGCGGCCGCGATGGTCACCACGCGGATCAGCGGCCGCAAGGGCCTGCTGGTGATCGATGAAGGCAACTGGCTGACGCTCGAATCGATCGAGCAGCTGCGTAACTGGCACGACATCACCGGCGTCGGCATCTGCATCTTCGGCAACGAACAGCTGATCCAGACGATCAAGACCGGGCCGAAGCGCGATCAGCTCGCCCGGCTGCTCAGCCGCATCGCCAACATGCACGAACAGCGCACCCCGCTGCCCGAGGATGTTGCCGCTTTCTGTGACGCCTGGGGGATCGAGCAGCCGGACATTCGGCGCTACCTCCAGAACATCGCGCTGACGCCCGACAGCGGCGGCCTGCGCGAATGCAAGCAGCTGATCGAGGCGGCGACGATTCTGGCGGTGGCCGAGGATCGCGGCCTGTCGATCGCCGACCTGCGCGACGCCCAGCGCGAACGCGCCACGCGGTGGATCCGGGCATGAGCGCGCCTCGCAAGCCTCGCACCGAGGCCGACATGACTGCCGCCGAGCTGGTCGATCTTGCGTTCGACTACGCCGAAGACCTGGCATTCTTCAGCGCAGCGGACTGCCTGCGCGCTGCGGCCGACAAGCTCCAGGCCAAGGGCGAAAAGCTGCATCGTGATCTGGGGATCGGGAAGTATCACTAATGATCCGCCTCCTCGCCCTCTGCCGCTACACCGCCCGCGCGCTCGATGCCGCGCGCGGTCCCGGCACCGCCCGATCCGAAGCAATCGGGATGGTCGTCACCCTCAGCCTGTTCGCAATCGTCGCGATTGGGCTGGCCGCCATCACTGGAGACGCCTGATGAGCCTTGCCCTCCACACCAACGCCGCGCCGGCGCAGTTCGATCGTTCGGCCACCCGCCGCCGCGCGATGCTGGCGAAGATCCATGTCGCCAGAAAGCAGCTGCAGCTGGACGAGGACGACTATCGCCAGATCCTGCTCGATGAAACCGGCCGCACCAGCGCAGGCGACTGCACCGAGGCCGAGCTGGAGCGGGCGCTCAAGCGGTTCGAGGCCAAGGGCTTCAAGCCGCTGCCCAAGGCGGGCGGGGCGCAGGGGGCAGGCCGCCCGGCGCAGCATCCCGTCGCCCGCAAGGCGCGGGCGCTGTGGATCAGCCTTTATCACCTTGGCGCGGTGCGCAGCCCCGATGAAAAGGCGCTGGAGGCCTTCGCCAAGCGCCAGCTCGGCTGCGAGCGGCTGGTCTGGGCCAACCAGTCGCACGGCTACCGCCTGATCGAGGCGCTGAAGGCGATGGCCGCGCGGCATGGTTGGCCGCAGGTCGATGCCAACGGCAATGCCTGGACAGTGATGAAGCTCAAGGAAAACCTGTGCCAGGCGATCCTCTGGAAGCTCAAAGGAGCTGACGTGATCCCGGCCGACTGGACGATCGATATCGCCGCCTTCCGGCTTTGCGGCATAGAGCCGGGCGCGAATGGCCCGATCACCGCCGAAGGTTACGACACCATCGCCAATGCCCTGGGCAAAAAGCTGCGCGCAGCGGGGGGTGGGAAGTGAACGCGCGCACCTGCTTCGATCGCCCCGCGCCGCTGTGCTACCACGAGGGCGAGACCAACCGCTGTCCGCAGTGCGGCAGCAAGGGCTGGCATGTCGGCCGCACCACCGCCGAATGCAGCCACTGCAGCCACCCGCTGCCGCTGGCGCAGGCCGTTATCACCGGCTGATGACCCAGCCCGCCGATCCCCTCCCGCAGGTGCTTGCCGATATCGTCCGGATCGCGGGCGAGGAAGCGGCGCGCCGGGTGGCGGATGCGGTCGGCGGGACGCAGGTCTACATCCCGCCCGCCCCCGGCGCCGATCACTGGCTCAGCCAGCTGGTCGGGCTGGAGGCGGCAGGCCGGATCGCCGATCACTTCACCGCCGGGGTCGGCCCGCTGCGGCTGGAAATCCCGCTCGGCGATGTCGGCTTCATCGCCAGCGCGCAGGCCCGCTGCGATGCGATGCTGCTGGCCGGACGCAGCGAACGTGACATCGCGCTCGCGCTCAGATACACGATCCGCACGGTCCGCCGCCGCCGTGCCCGGCTGAAAGAGCTGGCCGATACGCGGCAGGGCGACCTGTTCAAAAGCTGACAGCCGGACAGGTGTCCGGGGCGCGGTAACCCCTGATTTGCCCCATCCAACGGCGGCTATGACCACCGCGCTTCTCTCCGAACGGATCCTGCTCGAAGTCGCCGAGCACGAAGGCCTCGTGCTCGAAGCCTACAAGTGCAGCGCCGGCGTGCTCACCTGGGGCTTTGGCGTCACCAACGCCAGCGGCCACCGGGTCGAGCGCTACGACACCACCCGGGGCGGGCAGCGATCGAGCATCGAGCGCGCCGTCGAGGTGTTCGAATGGCTGCTGCGCACCAAATACCTGCCGCAGGTGCAGGCCGCCTTCCGCGGGCGCGCGCTGTCCGAGGCGCAGCTGGCCGCCGCGCTGAGCTTCCACTGGAACACCGGCGCGATCGGGCAGGCCGACTGGGTGCAGTCCTTTCTGCTCGGCCGCCGCGAAAAGGCGTGGACCGAGTTCCTGCACTGGTCCCGCCCGCGCGAGATCATCCCGCGCCGCAAGGCCGAGCGCGCGCTGTTCTTCGACGGGCGCTGGTCGCATGACGGCGTCGTCACGATCTACGACCGGGTCAATCCGAACGGGCCGCGCAATCCCGTCTGGCGCAGCGCACGCGAGATCGACATCAAGGATGAAGTCCGCGCCGCGCTGCGCAAGGCTGCGGGTGCGGCATGACCTGGGCGATCCTGAAAATCTTCCTCTCAGGCATGATCGAGGACGTTCTGAGAGGCCTCTCAGCGGGCGGTAAGTGGCTCGCCAGCGACTGGCGCAACCTCGCCCTCGCGATCGTCGTCCCGGCCTTGCTCTGGTCGCAGCTTGTCACCGTCCCCGGCCTGCGCGCCGATCTTGCCGAGACCGAGGCCAGCCTTGCCGCCGAACAGGCTGCGCACCTCGGCACCGTCAATGCTTTCCTCGCTGCCTCGAAGCAGGCTCAAAAAGAGGCCGAGGCCAATGCCCAGCGGGTCGCCCGCGAACAGGAGACCATCACCGATGCGATCACCTCTGACTACCGCAGCGATCTTGCTGCCCTGCGCGCTCGCTTTGACCGCCTGCGGGCAGGAACGGCCCGAACCGATCCCGGCCGTGCCGACGCAGCTGGTCTGTCCGGCCTTCCCGACCCCGCCGGCCGAGCTGATGCGCCCACCGGTGAAGACCGACTTCCTGCCACCGGAGGCCTCGCCCTCGACGACGCGCTGATCGCATCTGAGCAGGCGCTGCAGCTGCAGGCGCTGATCGACTGGGTGAACGCCCAGTCCGCCGTCCGCTTCGTTCCCGAAGAGCCGCGGTGATGGATTTCGGCGAGCGCGGGCTGGAGTGGGCCGAGGCCTTCGAGCAGCTGTCGAAGGAATCGGCGGTCCGTCGCATCCAGGGCAACCTCAACGGGCTGGGCGAGGAGTTCTGCATCAGCTGCGGCGAGCGGATCGAGGAAGCGCGCCGCATAGCGCTGCCCTCGGCCAGGCGCTGCGCGCCCTGCCAGGCCGATTTCGAGCGGAGGCGGTGATGAGCCCCGAGCCCCTGTCCTTCGCCAAGTTCCTCAGTCTCTGGCTGCCGACGCTCGCCGTCGCGGTGGTGGTGCCTGATGTGGAAACCCCGCTTGGCGATCGCTTCCTGATCGATGCCTGGGGCCTGCCGATCCCGGTGGTCACCTGCGTCCTGGGCGCGATCGGCATCATCGCCGCGCGGCCCTTCACCATGCGGGCCGAGGCCGATCTCGGCTGGAAGCTGCGCCTGCTGGTCAGCTTCATCATGCTGGTTCTGGTCCAGCTTTGGATCATCGAGAGCCGCCCCGGGTGGCTGTTCGCCTTTGTCGTCGCCATCGGCCTCGGCTTTTCCGGCTTCTCACTGCTCGAGCTGTTCGGCCAGCAGGTGAAAGATTTCCTGCGCCGCGCCTTCGAAGCGGCCAGCAACACGATCAAGGGCCCCCCGCAATGAGTTCCGGCAACTTCCTCGAGCTGGCGATCATCGCCTTCATCGTCATCGGCATCACGATCGCAGCGTGGCGCGGCGGGGCGAAGAACCCGGTCGGCACCGGCGGGCTGGACAGGAAGATCAACGCCCTTTCGGGCGAGGTGAAGGCCGTCAACGAGAAGGTCGGTGATCTGGTTTCGCGGGTCGAGAAGATCGAGGGCGACACAGCCAGCGCGGCCGACATCAAGCGGCTGGAGAAGGCGATCGACCGGCTGGCCAACAAGCAGGCCGATCACGAATCCCGCCAGCGTGCGCTGGCCGACAAGCAGTCCGAGCACGCCGCGATCTCGGCCGGGACCGCCGCCAAGGTCGATCACATCGACCGCAACCTGACGCTGATCATGTCCGTCGTCGTGCCGAAGGGGATGGAGAAATGAGCCTGAAGGCCAACCTTGCTGAAGCCATCGCCCGCGAGGCGCGGCTGCGCATCTTGAGGGTGCTGGCCGAGCAGACCGATGGCAGCCTGTCCGATCTGCTGCTGAAGCGGACGCTAGACTATTTCGGCTACCGCCGCGATCGCGACTGGGTGCGCACCCAGATGAGGAAGCTCGAGGCGCTGGGCGCGGTGACCCTGACCGAGGCCGAGGACGTCATCTTCGCCACGCTTGTGCCCGCCGGCCGCGATCATCTGGAAGAGCGCAGCGTGCTGGAGGGCGTGCTGCGCCCGGCCGAGGCGCGCTGAGATGCCGCGCATGCGCAAGCGTCAGGAGGGCCGCGGGCACCTGTCGTCGATCGACATGTTGCCCGACGAGGCCGAGGCCGCCATCGTCTGGGCCAACGATGCGCTGCGCGAGCGCAAGCTGCCCAGCGCGGTGATCCTTGCCGAGTTCAACGAGAAGCTCGCCGACGTCGGCATCGAGCCAATCAGCAAGAGCGCCTGGGGCCGCTACGCGGTGAGGAAGGCGATCCAGTTCCGCCGCCTCGACGAAATCCAGCGGATGGGCGGCGAGCTCGCCCGGACGATGGACGCCAAGGCTCCCGACGAGGTCACGGTCGCTGTCGCCGAGCTGGTGAAGGTCGCGGCGTTCGAAATCCTCGAAGAGGGTGAAGTCTCGACCTCGGGCCTGATGCAGATCAGCCGCGCGCTGCAATCGGCGGTGTCGGCCCAGAAGACCAGCGCCGAGTACCGCGAGCGTCTGGAGAAGGAAGTGCAGGCCCGGCTTGCCGAGGCGGCCAAGCAGGCGGGCGAGATCGGCAAGAAGAAGGGCGTCTCGCCCGAGGCGCTGGCCGAGATCAACCGCGCGCTGATGGGGCAGGGCTGATGGGCGAGATGCTTTCCCCGATCTTGCGCCGCATGGAGCCTAATCGGGTCGCCTTCTGGTGCCCCGGGTGCAAGGAAATCCACCACATCCCGGTCAGCGCCCAGCGCGATCCGGGCAGGGCTTGGAGCTACAATGGCGATCCCGAGCGCCCGACTTTCACGCCGTCCATCCTGATCCGCTCGGGCCATTACGTGCCCGGTTGTCAGGCGCCGGAGTGCTGGTGCAGCAGCAAGGATGAGGATGGCGAGGATTGGCCCTTCGGGTGCTCGGTCTGCCACACCTTCGTGACCGACGGTCAGATCCAGTTCCTCGGTGACTGCACCCATGCGCTTGCGGGCCAGACCGTTCCGCTGCCGCCTTTCCCGGAGCCGAGCGATGGGTAACGCCAAGTGCATCCCCGCGGCGCCCGGCGCGATCTTCCTTCCCTATCAGGCGCGCTGGATCGAGGACGATTCGCAGCTGAAGCTGATGGAGAAGGGCCGCCAGATCGGCCTTAGCTGGGCGACCGCCTACGCCACCGTCTCGCGCACCGCGCTTGTGACCGCGCGCTTCGATCAGTGGATCAGCTCGCGCGACGATATCCAGGCGCAGCTGTTCCTCGAGGATTGCAAGTTCTGGGCGGGCAACCTGTCGATCGCGGCCGAGGACCTCGGCGAGATCGTGCTCGACCCGCGCGACCGGCAGACGTCCTACACGCTGCGCTTCGCCAACGGGAAGCGGATCAATTCGATGAGCTCCAACCCGAACGCGCAGGCGGGCAAGCGCGGCGGGCGCGTGCTCGACGAGTTCGCGCTCCACCCCGATCCGCGCAAGCTCTGGGCGATCGCCTATCCCGGCATCACCTGGGGCGGCTCGATGGAGGTGATCAGCACCCATCGCGGCAGCGCCAACTTCTTCAACCAGTTGGTCCGCGAGATCAAGGAACAGGGCAATCCCAAGGGCATCAGCCTGCACACCGTCACCCTGCAGGATGCGCTCGATCAGGGCTTCCTCTACAAGCTCCAGCAGTCGATCCCGGCGGACGATGAAAAGCAGGCGATGGACGAGGCCGCCTATTTCGATTTCGTGCGCAAGGGCGCGGCCGACGAGGAGAGCTTCCAGCAGGAATATATGTGCCGGCCGGCGGATGATGATGCCGCGTTCCTCGAATATGATCTGATCGCCCGCAGCGAATATCCCGAGGGCACAGACTGGCAGCAGATCGAGGGCGGCACGCTGTTTGCCGGCATCGATATCGGCCGCAAGAAGGACCTCACGGTGATCTGGGTGGTCGAGAAGCTGGGCGACGTGTTCTACACCCGCCACATCGAAGCTCTGCAGAACATGACCAAGCCCGATCAGGAAAAGGTCATCTGGCCGTGGATCGCCCGCGTGCTAGAATGCGGCGGCCGGGTGGCGATCGACAACACCGGCCTCGGCATCGGCTGGGTGGACGATGCGCAAGGCAAATTCGGCAAATACCGGGTCGAAGGGGTCAACTTCACCGCGCAGTCGAAGGAGGCGCTGGCCTACCCGGTGCGCGGCACGATGGAGGACCGCCGCCTCAGGATCCCGCACGATGGCAAGATCCGCAGCGATCTGCGCAGCGTCACCAAGCAGGTCACCGGTGCCGGCAACATCCGCTTCACCGCCGAACGCACGCCCGATGGCCACGCCGACCGCTTCTGGGCGCTGGCACTGGCGATCCATGCCGGCAGCGACAGCAAGTCCGCGCCGTGGCGGCCGCTCGCCGGGATCACGCCGACGCCTGCGCCCGGCGTCCTTGACCTCGATGCAAACTGGATCCCGGCATGAAGACTGGCACGCATAATCTTGGAGGCAACGCCTTTGCCGACACCACGCTGGTGACCGTCAGCAGCGGATCGGTGCTGATCCGGCAAGCCGGAAAGGGACGCCAGCACCAGATCACCCTGTCCGCCAACCAGATCGCGCTGCTGAAGGAGCTGCTGGCATGACGCCTTCCCCCAATACCGGCGGCAACTTCATCACCAAGGCGCTCGCCCGCGTCAGCAGCTCGCTGACCACGATGCGCCACGCCGCGCAGTCGCTGTTCTTCGGCGGGCTGCTGCGCCGCACCCGGTTCGACTATGCCCGCGAGGTCGGCGACATGCTCGACGCCTCGGTCGTCATGGCCCCGGTGATGTGGCTCCAGCGGGCGCTGCCAGAGGCGACGCTGGCGATGCGCGAGCGCAAGCAGGGCGGCAAGCTCGAGCAGGTCGAGGAGCATCCGCTGCTCGATCTGATCCGCCACCCCAACCCGCATTATGGAGACATCGCGCTGTGGAACGGGGTGATCGCCGATTTCTGCATCTGGGGCGATGCCTATCTGGTCAAGGTCCGAGATCTGGCCGGGACCGTGCGCGAGCTGTGGTATGTGCCGCAATTCATGATCGAGCCGAAGGCGGGGCTCGATGGCAGCCAGTTCCTGTCGCACTATGAATATTCGCCCGGCACCGGTTACGGTCGGCTCTACCTCGATCCTGCCGATGTCGTGCACTTTCGGAACGGGCTCAATCCCCGCGATCTGCGGCGCGGCTATGCCCCGATGCGCAGCGTGATCCGCGAAATCTTTGCCGACATAGAAAGCAGCAACTTCGTCGCCAGCCTGCTGCGCAACATGGGCGTGCCCGGCGTGGTGATCAGCCCCAAGGCCGGATCGATGGCCAGCACCGATGATGTCGAGGCGACCAAAACGTGGTTCCAGCAGACCTTCAGCGGCGACGGGCGCGGCGGCACGCTGGTGATGGGCGCGCCGACCGATGTGCAGCCCTATGGTTTCAACCCGCAGCAGATGAACCTGTCAGAGGCACGTGATGTGGCCGAGGAACGGGTTTGCGCGGCGCTGGGCATCCCGTCCGCTGTCGTCGGCTTCGGCGCGGGGCTCCAGTCTACCAAGGTCGGCGCGACGATGGAGGAGATGCGCAAGCTCGCCTGGCACAACGGCGTGCTGCCGCTGGGCCGCGCCCTTGCCGACGAGCTGCAGCGCAGCCTGCTGCCCGATTTCGAAAAGCCCGGCAGAGGAAAACTCCCCCTTGAGCTGTTCTGGGACACCGATGAAGTGCTCGCCCTGCAGGAGGACGAAAACCGCCAGACCGAACGCAAGCTGAAGGAGTTCGAGGCAGGCGCGATCACGCTTTACGATTACCTGGTCGAAACCGGCCGCGAGGCGGACGAGAGCCACAAGTATTACCTGCGCCCGATCGCCAAGCTCGAGGTGCCCCTGGCGGAGGCAGGAAAGCCGCGCGAGATGCGCGGCCTGCCCGAGCCCGACCCCCAGCTGGCGTCGCCTGCCAAGGCGCTGCCCGAGCCTGAGGCCAAGAACCTGCCCGAGGACTGGCTGCCGGCCGGTGCGCGCGATGCGGACGAGGCGACGATCGCGCGCAGCCAGCGGATCGCCCTGCGCCTGTTCCGCGAAGCGCGCGCGCAGGCGGAGGCCTTCAACGCCGTATTGCTGCCGCTGTTCGCCGAGTGGGGCGACACCGCCGAAAGGGTCGCAGAGCAGGTGCTGAGTGCGCGGGGCTGGGAACCCAAGTCGAAGGTCTTCACCAAGAACGATGACCTCATCAAGCAGATCATCGACCTGCTCAACCTCGAGGCCTGGGAGCAGGGCCTCTCGTCCCGCTACCAGGCGCAGTACGTCGCGATCGCGCGCAAGACGGCCGAGGTGCTGCAGGAAGCAGGCTTTGGCACCGGCCTGCCCGATCCGGTGCTGCGTGAGATCGTGGCGGCCGGCGGCCGCCGTGCCGGGGTGATAGACCTGTCGGGCCAGACCCGCGATGCGGTCTTCACCGCGCTGGCCGAGGGGCTGGAGGAAGGCGAGGGCATCCGCGCGCTCGCCAACCGCATCGCCAACCAGGTCGAAGGCGGGATCTGGAACAGCCCCGAAACCCGCGCCCGGGTGATCGCCCGCACCGAGACCCAGTATGCGCAGAACGTCTCGACGCTGGAGATGGGGCGCGGCGGCGGGGTTGCCGAGTATGTCGTCTCCGACGGGATCTTCGGCGAGCCGCGATCGGA